GGAAAGTCCTTATATTTCTGATAATAACTGAAGTAAGCTTTGCTCAAATATTGCAGATACTTCAGTTCAAAATACTCCGGCGTCATTATCTCAGACATCTGTGTTGACCACATTCTGTCAGTGAAAAGACACTGGAGGATCTTTTCTTGAAAGTTTTTGCCGTATTGACTAAAGTAAGCGATTCCTGACAATTTAAGCTCCGATATGGCTAAGTGCAAAGAACATGTGATCTGTATTGTACGTCTGGATGCCCAGGCGCAGTAAATATCGTATAAACTCGATCTTATCTCGCGCGGTCTTAGAATTACCACACAGATCTTGGATCTTCTTAATTTGGTGGCCTGCAAGGATCCCTGTGTCAAGATTGACGAGCTGCAAATTTCGCCTGATTAGTGATTCATGTGTGACAATCTCTGAGAATGCCTTGACTGTCGATGTCGACATTCGCTCACGAGCCTCACTTATAATGTCGTCTAGTAAGGCTGCGTTTGATTCTGCCAAACACGGGAAACGCTTGTTTAGTGTTTTATACTTCACACCTGGGATCCCAGGAATGTTGTCTGATGGGTCTCCACAGACTGCTTTGGCAAGTGCGAAGTTGTTTGGGTGTATTCCAAAGCGATCAATCACATCTTGTGTCTGAATGATCTTCTTAGACGTGGGTGAGTAGATCACAGCCCGATCGCTGATAAGCTGGTAATAGTCTTTGTCTGACGACAGAATCACGTGAAGATCTTTTGGATGTTCATATCGACAGATGAATCCAATCACGTCATCAGCTTCACAATCAGGCACGTAAAGCTGATTTACCGGAAGATTCTTGAGTAGACCTACAATGTCTTTTACCTGGGTATCGTAGTCAGACACTGTTGACTTGATCTCATCTGCATAGAATCGATTTAGACGTTCAGGTCTTCGATGCGCTTTATAGTCTGGGAAGATGGATCTTCTACGTGCAGAACCACCTCCTTCCCAGACCACGTAGACTTTTTGCGGCTTAAAGCGCTGGACCATGTGGGTGAGATCATACAGAAATCCAACAATCCCACCCACATGGTTGCCATTGCTACCCATTGCGGGGTTTGCAGTAAAGTGGCGAAGGAACAGATTTAGTGCATCGATTAAGAGAATTGTTCCTTCGCCTGTCATTACACTGCCTCTTCTTCTTCGAACTCTTCGATCTCTGCTGCTTGCTTTGTGCGTATCATGACAATTTCAATCAAGCTGTCTAGATAACCCGAGTACTCAGGATTTTTTAACAACTCGCCAAACTCTGACTTATGGAATTTCTTCTCGATGATTGCTGCACCAAGATCAACATCAGTCACTGTGAAGACTTTCCATGCACCATCACCTGACACGCAGATGATCTTATTCCCGATCTGTCTCTCACCTGCATCACGCAAGACATCAAAGATCTCTTCGTGCTCAACAATGCCTTTTCCAAAGTGGATTTGGAAGTTTGCAGTCCTGAATGGTGGTGCAACCTTGTTCTTGACAGTCTTAGCGGAGACATTGATACCAATAACGTCACCGTTCTTGTTTTGGATCTGCTGACCTGCGCCCAGCTTGATTCGAACAGAAGCGTGAAATGGAATCGCCATACCACCTGGGACAGACGTCGGATCACCATGCAAGACACCAATCTTGACACGTGTCTGATTAAGGCAGACCATCAGAACAGATTGGTCACCGATCACGCCGGTAATCTTTCTCATTCCTTTGGAGATCGCTCGTGCCTGGAGGCCGATGCTTTCCTTGTCATAGTCACCTAATAGCTCTGCCTTAGGTGAGCTCGCTGCCACTGAGTCCCAAATAATAGTGATTGGGACATCTTTCTGCATCGACTTTGCCTTTAGGATCGTCTTCTCAGCAATGTCAAGAACTTCTTCTGTGCAGTGTGTGTCGACGTAGACAAATCGCTTTGTCACATCGACCCCTAGCGCCTGAAGATTCTCGACAGATGTGGCATTCTCAGTGTCAATGTAGACACAGATACCACCCATCTGCTGTGTTGACCGCGCTATCTGCGTTGCGATGTGAGACTTGCCGATCGATGGCGGACCAAAGATCTCAACGATACGCCCTTCAGGAAGGCCTGCGCGCTTCCTGTTAGAGACGATGTAATCGAGAAGTGTTGATCCTGTCGATATCCAGCGCTTGATGTGAGTGGGTGATTCATCTTCTGCTAGATTGTATGCTATTCTTGAACCGTTCTCCTTATTAAGAGATGAGATAAGTTCTGCCGTAAAATCACCTGAAGATTCATCAGGTCGTGTTGCTTTCGCTACTCTTGCCATGCGTGCTCCTTGTTATAAACAAAACGGGCAGGTGAGTTCATCACCTGCCCGTGTACAGTTAGTGTTAGTCTTCCATTAAGTCTGAGAATGCATCATCTAATGACTTAAAGTTCTTGGCCTTGACAACTGTGTTAGACACAGGTGAGTTGTTGTTGGATTTTGGAGGAGGTGCAGGAGTTTCATCTTCGTCCTTAACAGACGATGAAGATGAAACAGGCCCATGAAGTGTTCCATCGCTATCAGGTGCACCGCCATTGATCCAATCATTAACAATCTTGCTTAATTCATCAGAACTCTTGACCTCAAAGAGGTTAGAGACGTCAGGAATATTACCTAACCACTGTTTTGCCTGTGCAACATTTGTGGAAAGCACTGAGGCCTTTCCACGAGGCATTACTTCTGTCTCAGAGTACTTCTTGCCTGCAGGCTTGAAGCAACGAACTTTGACATCACGACCGGACTCAGGATCTGTGATATCACCGTAGTCTTCATCGAGCATGATACCAAGCACTGATTGATAGACTTGCTTGCCGAAAGCCCACAGTTGAACTCCCTTGTCTTCTTCACCGCGAACGACGACAGGTGCGTAGCACCTCATCTTAGGATAGAGCTTCTTGGCAAGCTCATATGACTCCTTGGTGCCTTCTTCACGAAGCTTGGAGATCAAGTCTTGAATCGGGTCTGCCTTAGCAAACTGGTAAGGAGCAAGCAGACCTGGGTTGTTACCAATGTTATAGTAAAACCACAGCTCCTTGAATGGCTGTCCTTCGTTTGCAGGGAAGCTTAGAAGTCTAATCGTGTATTCTTCACCTTCTTTAGGTTTCCAAGATGAAGAAGACTTCTTGTTATTACCACTGAGATTGTCAAGCTTCTTACGAATTGCGTCGAAATTAATAGGCATTTAATTTTCCTTGAGATTTAGGGCTTAATGTTTAATGTGTAACTTACAACTTCTAGTTTCTGTCCTATAGAATTATAGTTCTTTGCTAGTGAGGTAAGCTCACAGGACCATATTACTGGCCTGGGAGATGATTTCCAAGGTCTGGCTTTAATTTTTTTTGGGTCTTGCAAATAAGACCCGCCATAAGGTTTTGCCATCCTTGCGTAAAAGTCTGATTGACGAGCGGGTGCGCCGAGAGGGCCTGTGTAACCTGCTATAGCGCCGGTGCCACTAGTCTCATTTGCATAGGCTTCGTCTTCTTCATCATCAGGAACCTCATCGAGGACAGATGACACATATTTGTTCATTTTAGATTCATATTGCATTGCAGCTGACATGACTGCTTGGTCACCCATCCCTTCATAATCAGCTAACTTACCGTATTGACCGCTCGGCATTTTATAACCACGAGGTAGTTTTCTGGGTCCTGCTATCTTTCTTGATTTGATGTCATCAAAATTGAATGTTTCACCTGCATCATCAGGAACGTCAACATTGTGACGACCTAGCTTATATGAAAATGTTGAGTCTGCAGAACCTTCGAATCCACCTCTGCTCCTAAAAGGCTTAGGAGCATACGGTTTGCCAATCCTCTGCGCAAAATCATCACCGCCACCGATAGCACCACCCACAGGAATACCAATTCCTCGTGATGAATACTGATTTAGTGATCCTTCTGCTTTAGCCATGGTCTATCTAAATATCTTCTTCTTTCATTACTGCAATTCTTACAGCACTCTGCAGAATCACTGCAAGATTATTTTCACAACCTTGATAAAAACGATTCTCCTCAGAAGCTGTGCCGTGTTGAGTCAAGATTGCAATCCATTCGTGTAATGACAGATTAACGCCAGCACGTTGAAGTATATAGAGCGTTCTATGTGCATGTGTCATTTTAGGCAATTCTGGATTGTATGTGTAAACATTACCACGTTCACGATGCCAATCAGAATTCTGCGGGATGAAGTAGTCAAGTTCATCATCACCTATCTTTCCAACTTCATGGAGAAGACAGACAAGTGCAAGACTACCCGGCTCAATATCAACGCCTGCAGCTTCAACTAGCTTTCGAGCGATCTTGAATGTGTTGAGAGAATGCTCAACAAGACCACCAGGTGCTGCTGTTGAGCGTTTATTCACACCGTGTGACGGACAGACAGCAATTCTCTCACCGTACTTTTCAAGAAATGATGCTATCACATCAGATCTGTCACCTACTTTGGTAAGCAGCTTTTGGAATATTTCAAAATTCTTAATGATCTTCTCTTCCATTAAACACCTTTATTTTGACAGGGAAATTTGTTTCAAGACTTGGAATGTAGATTCCATTTTTACAGTAAGTTTCGATCTGCTCTTGATCTTTGATCATGACATCAATGACAAGTTCATCATGAATCAAGAAGATAGGCGTAACATGTGCTTCATTTTCTTCAATAAAGTTAAGAAATCCATCACATGCAATATCAACTGCAGACGACTGTGTAAAGTAGTTGATCATTAAATTTTGATCGCATTTAAGCGGTCGCCCATAGTAATTTTTGAATGTGCCGTCCTTTGTTTCATTCTTGATTTTATCAAGAAGTGCTTTTGCACCGATAGCTTCTCTCAATGCATCATAAACGACATCAGGATCTTGCATCATTATAAACTTGACGATGAAATTCTTTCTTGACATGCCGTAAAGGATTGATAAAATCATCAGCTTAATTGTGTCTCTATCGAGATTGTTCAATCTAGCTTTGTTAGCAATCTGTGAGTAAATGTCTGTTGAGGTTATTTCTTCACCGAGCAATCGCATGATGACTCTAGGCTCTAGCGCGGTAAAATCGACCCCTAGAATGACACCTTCTTTACCCCATCTAGACCTGAAGACGTGACGATGCTGCTTGCTCAGGTTCAAGACCCGTGGGCCTGACTTTATTGACATTCTTCCTGTTGATGAAGAAAAGTTATCATATACAGGAATTTTGCAACGGCCTGTTTTAGGATCATCTATTGGGATAGATTCAGCCAGACTCAACTGGTCTACTTCTGTTTTATCTGCATAAGCATGCTGTATCAGGTCAAGCAGCTTATTCTGACGTTGAAAAGCAATCTTAAAATAACTCGATGCATCAATAACTTTCTGTGAAGTTTCAACAATACTTTTAACGTATTGCATCGCATGACGACGACCAAGAATTAAGTCTATTCGTGGTGTCTGTGTGTACTTTGTCCACCATGTTATCTTAGGATCATTTAGGATTAGTGGCATAGGAATTTCAAGTGCTTGCGCGATTCTTGTAATTGATCTGTATGCAGCATCACCGAAATGCCAGTATTCTTTTGAAACTACAGGATCACTATCAAATGTCACACCATCATTGTCAATAACAACATCTTGACCGATGCATGTAATTTTCTTTGAAATATGGATTAACACAAGACATTATAACGTTGCCATATAGCATTTTACAATGCTTGGCGACTTCTTTTCTTACAAAAAAGATCCGCGTAATACGAGCGCGATGAATATGAGCACACTCATTAGAAAAAAGTAAGCAATCGAGCAGATTGCTAGCATGATGCAATTGAACACAATGTCAAGAATGTTGTGTAACAGTTCTTTGTAATCAAAATTGTGTAACAACTTCATGATTGCAACCTCTTGATGTGATTTAAGCCTCTACAGACTACATTTCCTTAAGATCCGAAGCCGCCGTCGAGGTGGCTGGTGTCTGCTGCCGCGTTCTGAGCGTAGGTGTCGACACGCGGAGTTGTAGTTTTAGCAAGTTGCTCAACAATTCCTAGATCTGATCTGATCTGTGTGAGTATTGATCTAATAGATGCTGCATTTGTTGGAAGCAGAGTCGCGGTCGTTGTAAATTGTCCGCCCTTGATAGAGTGCTTGACCGTCGTTACAGTGTAAACATTATCTATTGATGTTCCTGTTCCAAAGTCTATGAAGTAGTTTTGACCGCGATTCAACAGCGGCATTCCTAACATGCTTATTGTAACAGAGCTTGGCGTGAGATAGAAATTTGCATTTACTTCAGCAGATGTTGCTGTTCCGCTTACACCTGAATATCCTTCTGCAATTGCGTTGAATTGCAATGCATTTTCAACAACCCCAGATGACATTGTGCTGTATGAGGCATTAATGATAGTAGATCCTTCTGATCCGATCCTTATTGTTGGATATGCTGCAGAGATAATGCTTTTTGCTTGTGCTTTATTGACTGAGACGTCGCAAGTACCGTCACCCTGTCTTGTTATTGTGAAGAGACTGGTACTGCTTGGGACAGATGATGCTGCGTCTATAACCTTGACTACACCTGATGACTTTTTCATTGCTGCTAGGAGAATATTTGTCTCGCTCTTTCCAGAATTTGCACCATCATATATGAAGACGCACAAGACTTGTTTGACAGTACCTCCTTCCCTAATAGGAATGACAACAGTCTCGAGCTTGATCTCAGGTGCGACAAATTTTGGCTCATAAGAAATACCGGTAATTCCACTTTTTGACTTGTAGATAGTTGTGATTGTTCTCTCAAATTCAGCTTGAACTACTTCTCTTGTCGGTGGTGCCGCATTAACTTGTTCTGTACTGTCACTTACTTTTGCTGCCATCGCGTCTTTTCTTGCAATAGATGACTTGATCCCAAAAGGAGCATATGCAGGATCTGATGCTGTCTCAAGCAGGCCTTGTATCATTGACATGCAAGTTGCGCTTGTTGACATTTCTAATGTATCTGTCATCCTGTTTTTGCTTATAGGCAGCGATCCAATATTTAAACTACCCATTGCGCCTGCGTAATCATTAAAATCAAATGTAGTAACTCGAATCTCGTCATAAAGACGTCCAAGGCCTATCGGTATTGAAAATAAACGATAGATGATATCACCTAATAACATGATTTTAGGAGACGTGTTTACAACACCGGTTGTAGGCGTCGAGCCTGCGCTGGTGCCTTCATCAGATAAGATGTAGCTAATAATGGTTTTTCCAAAGTAATCTCGCGCTGCATCACTAGCAATCACAGTTTTATAATAAGCTGAGTTATCCCACTGCAGAAGGAGAAGATCGGCTAAGACTTTATCCCTAAGCGATGTAATAATAGAAGTCTTGTTTGGATCAGGTTGGTCATTTGTCTCTTTAATAATCTTTGTATATAGACTGGCTAATTGCGCAGTTTTTGTATCATCAAGACCTTTATCAATAAGATCTACAATAGCGACATAGTCAGAGTATTTAATCCATCTATCGGCTGCTGCGTATTCAGACGTTTTGACAATGACCTCATTACCTATTTGTATTTGTGATGTCGTTTGAGGCGCACCTGGTGTTCCTGAGTCGCTTCTTGTTTCAATTATTCTAAATACTTGTTTTAGTTTTGCTTCTGCCTGTGTGTATTCAATGTAATCCCCTGTAAATGCAGACAAATCATTTGCCGTTGAATTACCTAATCCAGTTAACGTCAGTTTTATGGACAGTGAAGTTGCATCTCTACTTGACAGTGTTGCTTGTGTGACGTTGAATATTTGTTTTACTTTTAGCGCATTGAGAAATTTTGAATATGGATTGTTTGTGAATTGATTGTCATCTGGGTGATTCCAGCCATACTCAATTTCTGATCTAATCGTTGGGCGTAATGATGGGCTTATGAGTGGTGCGAGTTCTGTGAGGCGTGATCTGTCATGCAATATGATTGTCAAGTTGACAGTCATATTTGTTGTCATAAAATTTTTGCCAATTGCATTCACATCAATTCCTATCGACTCAATTGACATTAGAGGTTGTATAGGATCAAGCACAGTAACATTTCTTGTAGCTTGATATAAGGATGTCGTGTTAATGTCAACATTGACTAGCGTTTGAGGTGAAAGAAATAATTCCATACCCGAGGTTGTTGCACCAATTTTTTCATTTGTACGATCTAATTCTGATGAATTATGCGCTGATGGAAGTGATTTTTGTGCAGTGAAACCCATCGCAGATGCATTTTCTTGACCTGCGCCGAGAAAAGATTCAAGCTTTAAGAATGGGATGTAGTTAGAGGTCTGTTGAGTTTCAACTTGTGTAAAGCTGATCTTGAAGTGCGGCACACACAAAGATAATTCTACTGAAGGAATCAAGCTGCAGAACATTGCAACATAATCTGAGCCGCGATCGGAGAAATTAAATTCTTTTCCAGAATTCGTTATAGCATAGTGTGTTATTGATGTCGATGATGAATTATCATTTTTTTCACCTTGCGCCGATCTTGTGCTATCAAGTGCACCAAAGTCTCCAGGAGTTATAACAACAACTGCTGCATTCGATGAACCCGCCGCTGCGTTCTGTGAATCTTGTGAAGCGGCATCTGCTATTTCCTTATTTAAATCCTTAGTGCTTGGTGCATCAGGTGTATTAATTTGACCTATAATATCTTTTGTAATACGTTTATACAATGCAGCCTCTGGATCTGGTTGTATTGCAGTTTTGATATTTGCGTCGAGGCCTGATTGAACTGCGCTAACAATGTCATTATTAGAAACCAGCATCATATATCTAATAAGTTGTTCACTCGCTGCAGTTAATGCAAGAATGCTTGAAGTGCTTGTCTGAGTTCCTGAAGCTTCGTTAAATTCCGCCATATTAACGTCCTCTCATAATCTGGTATACCGCGTTAAGATCACTTGGAATTCTCACATACGTTCCTGCAACCAACTGCGTAGGCCATCCAATACCTGATGCTGCTGCAATGATCCACCACAGTGTTCCATCACCGTAAGACTTAAATGCAATGTGATCAAGTCTTTCTGCTGAATTGGTCTGGTATAACTGTGATGGGATCTGTCCACTATCAACTGCACGAAAGATGTCAGTTGTCACAGTTGTTGTGTTGATGTATCTGTTACCTGTCTTTGATGTAAAGAAATATCTACTTGTTGACATGTTTCTCCTCTATCCCAATCCTAAGAAAGATTTTCCATTCCGAGAATATGCTATCTTAGATTTCGATCCGTTGTCTGGATGTGGATCACCTGCAATTGTCTGCATTGCACCTACATTGTAGTTAGGAGCTCGATTTGCTCCGTAGTAATCAAGTCCAGGTGAAATATCATGAATTGGATCAAAAGCCATTGTGACTTTGCATGCAATTGGAGCTCGAGAACCCCATTTTGTCTCCCACAGTGTAGAAGCATCTAACCAATTAAATTGCATTGACGTAATGACGCCTGCCAGACCTCTTCCCATTGAGCTTTCAAAAGCATATGTTATTGGATTTGCTGAAGGTGCTGTGAATTGCCTCATTGCACTACCAAAGTAGTCACTCAGGAATGATGTGTCAACAGGAAATCCAGTTGCGCCAAGTGCGCCTGCTGCTGCACCTGATGCTGTACTGACAAGTGTTCCTTGCACATTTGTGAGAAGACCTGCGAGGCTGAATAAACCTGCAAGTACAAGGCTGTAGTACGCATCAGGATCGAATAGGCAGTCGTCAGATGTAATTTTGCAAGTTGCGCCTGATGAGAGAATTGTCTTGTTGTTTGGAGGAAATATGAATGAGTCGTCAATAGATAATGAGAACGCATTTGCACCAAAAATGCTTGAAAATTTGACAGTCAAATTCTTGGCAGAGTTGTTTTGACCTTGTGTAGGACTTTCCTCAGAAATAATGCTAATCGGTGTAGGCCTTGTCACTTTAACACTTACAGATTCATTACCTAAAGTAAAGATGTAAGGTGCATATCTAGGCTTTAGAAGAATTTTTCCTAATACGCTGTCAGCACCAGGAGTCTTGATATCATCAAATGGCTTAAACGCAATTGATGTTGCATTTGGATTTGGTAACGCACGAAGAAGTGGGTTGACAAATCCATTGACTAAAAGGTTGTCTAACGCGTCATAAGCTAATGAGCTTCCAATGTCAACAGCAGCACTGGCGGCGGCGTTTCCTTGCGCTGCAGTTGAGAGAACACTAGACAGAATATAGACAGCTTCTATAGGAGATGCAAGGAGAGCCAAGACACCACCAAGCGCAATATTGTTGAAGATATTTGCCTGCCCTAATGCAGCGTTGTTTGTTAGTGCTGTAAGATCAATTCCTGCTGCTTTTGTAGGTCCTGCTTCTGTGTTTCCTGCGCCAAATAACCTTCCTAGATTAAATCTAGAATAGTTGCTTTTAATCACGTCACCGATTCTTAGCCTAATGACAGGAGTTCCGCCTACAACCTGACTAAATGGTTGCTCAAACACCATATTGGTATCTTTTCCAAATGCACCACTAAACTGGATGTCTTTTGCAGACATCATTGTGCCTTTTGTGTATTGCGGGTATGCAAGCGTTACCAGCTTGTTGATTTTAACCCACATCTCGTCAAAATCTTCTTCTGCTGTTGCGACAAGCCAGAATGAGAAACCAATAGACCGCTTTGTATTGCTGTAGTTCTTGATCGTATCAGCTCTTCCATGCGCTTGTGTTGGATTGTATGATATACCGTAGTTGTCTGACAATGTGTCAAGAAATGCATGTAAGCCTATTATTTCATTTGTTCGAAGATCATGAAAGTAGAATGGAACATACTCTGCATCAAGCCTGTTCTCAAGATTATTTGCAACTTCAATTGGAATTCTGCCTTTGATGCGAAGTGATGTGTATGTCTTGTCACGTAGCGTTGTTGCAGCGACTAATTTTGCCGCATTTGGGCCATCATAGATGTAATCCATGTCTAACGAAGCTTGCAAAAGTGTTGGAGGTAAAAGAAGTGCGCTTGGAACTGCACTGTGACGCCATGCTAGGGTCAATAGGCTCTTACTTGTTGGATCGCGACTCTTCATGATCCTTGTTCCAGGAAGTGATGCGAATGAATCAACCTGAAATGCGGACTTAAGCTTGCCTTCCTGTGTGATGTTTTCATCTTGCGATGTTGATGTTGGCGCTTCAAGATGTGCTACAAGATATGTGTATCCAATTTGAGCAAATACATTTGTGATCCGCAGCGCTCTAGAATTAAGCAAGTTAAATATGCTCTCTGCGACAAGCTGTGTATTTCCTACCTCAATTGATTTTTGAAATAAGTCAATTATTCTAACATTAGATCTTGCAACAGCATTCCAGAAACCATGTGATCCTGCCATTCGCTCTTGGATAGTTTGATTGACTACGGGTGTTGCAATTGTCGCTACATCACGTGAAAATGAGACATTGATTGCTGCAGAAACATCTGGAACAGCACTCATTTCTCCGCCTGCATCAATTCCAAAGTAAAGTGTCAAGCCTGACCTGACACATGCTTGGTATGAAAATCTTCCTGTATTGACTATTGCAATATCTGATAGCGCACGCAGAGTTGCTGTCGTCTTTGTCTGCGGTGATGTGCCCATGTAATAAGGGCCTAGTCCTAAATTTAACATGTCGCTTGAGAAGTATTTTGATTTATCAGACAACGTCTTCTCAATGATGATTGCCATTGAGATGATTGAAATTGCAGCCTGATATGCACGTAAGACACCAACGCTGCCCTGATCGACTGTAGACTCAGAAAATGTCACCTCAGGTGTATAGACTGAGGGTGACGATTTTGTGTAATTTGAATCTGATGCAATCTTAACGACTGCATCACCTTGATTTGCAAGAAATGATGCATCACCATCTGTAGGCGCACCATATGACTCTCGTGGTCGCACTTGATCAGGATTTAGCAGCCTGTTTATGATTGGAAAGCTAGCTAAGTTTGTGGGTGTGACATTGTCAAATAGTGCATTAGGATCGATAGAACTTGCTGCTGTTTGTGTGACATCCCAACCTGCTGCTTTTAAAAGCATGCTATGAGCAACGTCTTTCAAATCATCAAGGCTTTTCTTTTTAGATGAAGTGTCATCAGGAATCTGGTATGCTCCTGCGCCTCTTTGAAAGCTAAGCTCGACCCTAGAGTCAAGATTTAGTGAATCTGTTGGTGTTGATGTGCCTTGTACATCGACAAATTGCTGATCTTGAGCTTCACTGCCGCCTGTGAATTTATTGTATTTTTTCAACATCTTAAAGGTAGACGTGACTGCTTTAGATTGATTTCCTATAACATCTGCATAAGCTTGTTCAGGAATCACAGCAGCTAATAAGTCCGGCCCAGATGTTGTTGAGTTATTTCCTACTTTATCGACTAGATTGACAATAGGCGATCCAGAGCTATCAAAATAGCTTGGAATCGCTGGATAATCTGATGATTTGACAAAGACTGATGCTGAACCTTGACTTTCTGGTACTTCTAGATTCACGCCTCTATCTGCAGAATTTGCGACTGTCGTCGGTGTTGATGCATCTATTGTGAACTCATTGCCTGCCTGTTGTGTAATAAACCCAACATAACCCGGCACAATTCCACCTGGTTCACCTATACCGACAAGCTGCTTTCCTGTGTTTGGATCAATTCCAAGATCATCACCTTCATCAAGCGCAGTCCCGTTTAGACCTGTTGTTATGTCTGATGCATATGAGATCGCACTGACATCGGGTCGACCGATGCTACTTAGGTAGTTCCTCAGTGTCTGTCTTGTGCTCATTACTCGGCCTCTTTATAATAGGTATCTCGCCCACATACTCAAGAAGTGTCTTTACTTTTGATTCATCTCTCATCATTGATTCATAATGCGCGATTGTTCCGTCAACGAGATCTTGCATTTGACTTTCAAATGCTTTGATTGACGCTAAAAGATTTGTATCATCTTCAAGTGACATTACGCTTTTGCTTCTACGAATTTAATTCTGTACCCGCCAGGCCGGTAGCCACCTACAGGTGCTAAGAAGGTAATTTGACCTGTGAGTATTTCCTGGACTCGTAGGTCTATCATATTGTTCATCTTGTCCCCGTCAATTTCAAAGTGAAGTTTTATCTTCATGTCTGTAGTTGCTGCTGTTGCTGTTACTGAAC